TTATAGTATTTAATTCTAACTTGTTCATGACTTACTGGCATGAAAAACCTTTTCAATTGCCTAAATGACCTTTTATAAGGAAAATTCCTTAATGAGATAATATCTCTGTCTTTTTCATTAGCTTTAACCAATAATAATATACAAAATTCATAGATTTGTATTTGTTCACCATTTAATCTGATCTTAATTTTAGGTTTATCTTCATTCTTGTATGAGTCTTTATCCTTACCTATTCCATAAAGTTTATCTATAACCATAAACATTTCAGTACGTTTATTTTTCATATTCAATGGTGATGGCATATATCTTTCAACATAAGTTGCAGTTTGGAAGTAATTATCTAATTGATCTACTGTTAGCTTAGTCGGTATCATTTTCTTGTATATCCTTTAAATATTGTTGAAATCTGTCTGTTGATAGTGATTTTTGTTGTTGCTTGATGTCTTTAGCTTGAAAATAACCTTTTCTATCTTTTTTGATTTTAGTTATAGCTGCCGAATAAGGTAAAGATTTATTTTTAGCAAAATTTTTAATTATTTTGTCTATTTCTAATTTCTTATTCAAATAGACCTACCTCTGCTAAACTTTATTAACCAAATATTTATATATTCCATATATTATTTTCTATTAAGTATGTTCTATTTAAGACCTACAAAAATTAACCCCCATGACCTACAAAAATTGACTACCGAACCTTGTTATTTATGTTGATAACTGTACCCTTGTTAATTTCTTGGGATAACTTTTTGTTATGTATTTTCTCCTTAATTGAGTTGCTTATTCTTCTTCGTTTTCCATTATTCATTCTGATAATTTCTTGCATTTTATTTCTCTCAAAAGTGTAATTATTAGCTTTGTTTCGTTTAGGTTGATGCCTTGCAACCAAGCCGAACAAGGTTAAGTTGTCCAGGTACTTACGCAAAGTAACTTCAGATTTAATTCCTGTCCTACGCATTAAGTATTTATTGGACACATTGATGCCATTTTTACAGTTCTGAAAACGTCTTATAAGAATATATAATAACTTTTCATGGCTATTAAGATTAAGGTTGTCTAGCAAATCAATATCTACTTTTTCAAATGTCCAACTCATTCTTCTAATTCTTTCTCAATTTGGCTCATAGGTTTTCCAAGCACATACAAAGCATAGTGATCGCAACAATAATATTTATTGTTCTCTCTCAAATCTGCTCCCTTTTTACAAATGCAGCAAGGTTTCTTAATGTCATAAAAATCATCTAGTTCCATGTGCCATTTTTTAATAATTCTATTGGTGTTAATTTTTCTGGTGGGATCGAATAACAAAATGGTCGGTCAAGACCAAAAGTTGTTTTCCATTGTTCCTGTCCAAGTACAAAAGTTGAATTGACAAAACCTAAAATTTTAAACTTTGGAGCTTCATCAATTACTAAAATATAAAACTCATTCGGCTTTGCCTTTGGTCTTATGATTAATGAATTTTTTTTATTATCCTTTGGTAGTTGCGTTCTAACTTGCAACTTTAAGTCTTTAAAAATTAAATCTGGAACACCACCAACATTACAATGATACTCAAATTTAGAACAATCTAAAAATTTGGCAGTTGCGACCTCACCCATAGCACCAGATATAGACTTTGCCATCTGGTCATTCAGAGATCCTTTATAATTATATCCCCAGCTCTCCTTATGCTTTTTAGACTCCAGGCAACGCAATATCCCTAAATGACTGGCAGACTGCATTTCATAGAGGTCTAGGGTTACTTCGTTATCCACTATAAACCCCATTCTCTGTGCAGTATTGGAGCATTATCACCCTATTTTTGTAGGTATAGAACCCATGAGGTAAGGGATTATTGTCAAAATCAGGGTTATCCACCCATTTTCTGTTGATTTCTATAGCTTTTTCGCAAGAATCTATGTTTTTAAGCTCAGTATTGGGTACTTTAACAAAGTCTATCTGACCATTATTTGTAATTACCCCAAAAATTAGAACAAATACTTTCATAATTTAAAGATTTGTTAGTGAGGCAAATCAATAAAAACTATGCACTTTTTTTATAGTAAAGCAACCTATTTAATAACTAAGAAATTAATTTAATTTGAAAGCAATATTTAATTGACTAATACCATATAAATGATATTGATTTGATAACAAATGAATAACTTAATGAATAAAAAATTTATGGAATACTCAGTAAATTCAAGCTATAATTCAGAGTTCGTTGAGAGCTATATGAAAAAGAATGATTTACTTCCTAAAGAATTTAGATTTAGAAGAACAGCTTTAGATTTACTTTTAAAACAATCTAATAAAAAAATATCTGATTTTGTTAAAGATACATATAAGCCAAGTGAACAAAAAAATAAACTTGCACAAATTTCAAAAATTTTAAATCCAAAACCTAACGCACCAAAATATTTTACAGAAAATGATTTAGCAAATGATCTTGCACATTGGTTTAATGATTTTTTACAATTAGATGAAACTGTTGCACCTAATTTCTTTGTAGGAGATATGGTTCAAATAGAGTGTATAGGAACTCTTTTTGGTAATGGTCAAATTGGTATGCACAAAAAAAACGAAAGACACAAAATAAATATACACCCTAAATACGCATCTTTTAATGCAATAGAATGTTTAGTAGAAAGCAAAAGAGGTTTGATGATGTTGTTTAAACCTACAAAATCTATTGATCGTACTGCTAATAATAGAACTGTTATCTGCCAAGATAAAAAAACAAAAGTACATTGGTTTGGTTTTTTAGAACCTAATTCAAATGGCAAATTTGATGTGGTAGATAAATCTCAATCTACAGGAAAAACAATCGGCAAGTTAGCAGAAAATATACAATTATCTTGGTGTGCTGAAGTTAAAGCTGCCTATTATCCTACCATTTATAACACTTAACACCAGATTAATTTAGTTGCAATCAGATTAACAAAGTGATAATGATTTGTCTATTATGGCAAATCACTTAAAAATAATCGGTGAAGCATACGAAAAGTTTAATGACACTAATACATCTGTGTCTGCCAACAAAGAACCTGATCCTTACAGAGCTATGAAAAGATATTTTTTAAGTTCAGAACAAAAAGATCAATGTAAAAATGCTTCATTAGTTTTAGGTGGTATCGCACATGATATAAATGAAAAATCTATTGTAGAAAATATATCTATTGATGAAGCTATCGCAGATAAAAAAATTCAACAAAAAATAAATTCGTATGTATCTATAGATATGAAAGACCAAATGAAATTTGAATTTGGTATTAAATTTTTAAAAGATATTTGCGAAAATCATAATAAAAATATTAAAGAACTTCCTGATAAAAAATGGAAAAAAGAAATAGAACATATTAAATGGATTGAGCCAGTTAATGTTCCATTTAGAATGTATGTAGATTTAACAGGAGATACATATATTAATGATTTAAAAAATAAATTTCCATCTGTAAAATTATCTCCATTAAAAACAAAACAAACAAAAGAAAATCCTAATAGAATTGGTGATTGGGTTTGTTCTCACCCTAAATTAGATGCAAGAGTTTTTACATCTGACTTAATGCAGATTGCTCTTTACTCACACACTACAGGATTAAAACCATCATTAAGTTATGCAAGTGCAACAGATAGAATTTTATTTACAGAGGATAATTGTGAAGAATTAAGACCAGAAAATTTAAAAAGGAGTCTGCAAGAATTAATTGTTTATGAGATTGCTTGGGAGAAAAAACTTAAAGCTGCCAATGGATCTATTGAAGAATTGTTATGGCTTTGTCCACCTGATTTTAGCGAACTTCGTAAAGGTAGTTTCTGGTGGAATGGAGTACCAAAAAAATTTATGGAGGACTATTTAAAAACTTATGTCTGATATGGGGATCATAAAACCATTGAGAGAAAGAGTTAGAGATTTAGAAGAAATAAATTTAGCTCATCAAAAAAAGAATGGTCAGCTTAGACAAGAAATCCAAGACAAAGATAAATTAATAAAAGAATTAGAAGAACAAATAAAAAACCCAACAAAAAAAATGAGAGAGCAAGGACAATTATGATTGAAAAAAATATTTACCAAAAATTAAAATCAGCTTGTGAGGAAGCTGGTTATGTAAAAAAGGGAGAAAAAAAAGCTGGTATGCCTTTTAATCCTTTACTAGCTGATGACGTAAAAAAAGTTGCTATGGAATCTTTATTAAAAAATGGATTGTACCCTATTTGTAATTACACAACAGACATTAGAGATAGTTTTTTAATGATTAATTGTGATATGAAAATTGTAAATGTTGATAATCCAAATGAATTTATTGAAATAAATGGATCGTCAGGTTTTGGTAAGCTAGATAAGTATGGCACAGGAAATGGTATGACCTATGCTCAAAAATATGCTTTTCTTTCTGCATTAAATTTAAAAACAGGAATAATAGATGAAGATGGTTATAACGCAGAGCCATTTAAAAAAGAAATTAAAAAAAATCCAAACACAAATGTTGTAGGTCTAAATGCAGTAATAGGTGTTAAAGATAAAAAAATTGAAAAGAAAAAATCTATAAAAGAAATAGCTGATGAATGGATTGGTGTCATGCAAAACGCAGCACAAAACGAAACATCAGTAGGTAGATTTGAAAAAAATTTAAATCCTCTACGAAAAGAGTATTTATCAGAACTTCATCAAATAAATTCTGATCTCATTCAACAACAAAGAGTAGATCAAGAAGAAGTTTCACTACACAAACAAATAACCAATAGGAAAAAATAATATGAGTGATTACGATAATTCAGCAGCACTTTGGAAAAGACAACCAAGAGAAACAGATGTAGCTGGTAAAAAATACCCACACTACAATGGTAACATTACAGTTGGTGGTAAGAAGATGAACTTAGCTGCATGGCTGAACACAGAAAAAACAAAAGAGGGTCAACCAGATATTAGTTTAAAAATTTCTGAGATAGTCGCTAAAGAGGAGCAACCATTTTAATGAAAGATCAGATCAATCCAGATCACTACAAGAATAAGAGCATAGAAACATTTGATGCTATCTCTAGCCAGTTATCTCCTATGGAGGTAATTGGTTATTGTAGATCCCAAGTGCTTAAATATTCTATGAGGTTTGGTTCTAAAGAGAATGGAACTGTTGATGCTTGTATTACCGATATTAGCAAAGCTGAATGGTACATAAATAAATTAATACAATATTTAAACGATCTTAAAAAAGATGGATTGTTTATTGGTGAGCCTGACAATGTTGCCGAACTATTTAAGAAAGACAAATAATGAAGAATGGAAATGGACATAAATATATCTATTTAAGTGAGCCAAAGCTCAAGACACTTAAATTTATAAAGAACTATATAAAAAAACACAACTTCTCCCCTACCTTTGCTGAGATTTCTCAAGCTATGAAATGGTCAAGAGCTAGGTCTGGCAAGATAGTTAGTGAGTTATATGACTTAGGCTTTATCTCAAAAGGTATTTCAAGCCATAGAAAAATAGAAATGACTACTGAACAAATGGGATCAGTTGCCAATCTTAATATTAATAAATCCTACCCTGTAATTGAAAGCCAAGCATGAGTGTATTTAAGGAAAGTTTTTTTGAAGCAAGTTTTAAAACAATAGAAGAATTCGATAATGCAGAAGTTGCTTCTGCAAAATTGAATGTTAGCGAAGATGCTAACTTAGAGATTATTGACATAAAGTTAAACAAGTCATTAATCAAAACCAACAACGATAAGGAGCATGAAAATGCAACTGAACAGCACAGTAAGACTGTACCAGAAACTAAATGATATTCATAAAAAAATTATGAAGTCAGTAGATACTAGAATGTGTGTGCATACTTATAACGACTATCTTGAGTACAAGCAACTAATTAGAAGAATTGTTGCTAATCAAAATAGTGATGCCAACATAAGATACAAAGAATTATAAATTAATTCTTAGTATGTATTAAAAGTTGTGAAAAAACTTTAGGCTACTTGTCGCTAAAATTTAAGGAGAAAGAAAATGAGCAGAGCAAAAGATAAAATATTAAACAAAACGATTGGACAAAAAATTAGAGAAGCAAGAATGAACAATGTTGTTTATGACAAGGAAATTGGCATGGAAACAGATGGTAAATTCTTAGGCACTTACAAAGCCAGAAAAATGACAATAACACAATCTAAACTTGGAAAAGCATTAGGTGTTACGTTCCAACAAATACAAAAGTATGAGTCTGGTCATAATGCACTTAGTTCAATTAAACTTTTAGAAGTAAGTAATTTTTTTAAAAAGCCAATTGAATACTTTACAAGTGATGCAACAGAATTATTGGAGAAAGTTAGACCAACCGATAATACCTCAGATCAATCTGAGTCTATAAATAGTGTCTAACATAAAATTCAATCAAGCCTAGTGAACTTGATTGTGTTTGTTTGATGAAACAAAGGGTGGATAAGATAGCTCCTGTCCACCCTTTTTTATATGTACTTTATAATATTTAAAAATAAAAATAATATCCTTACTTCTTACTCTAACCAAATATTCTCTACAGAAGCTGAAGCAATTGACTATGGCAACAGAAGTCTTAAAAGAAAAGATGTCTGGCAAGTCGTTAGATACAACTCTGAAAACTACGATAAGTATTGGTATAAAACTTAACTCCACTTATAATTATTGTTCTGGTGTTCAGTAAATTTTTCTGAGTTTTTGCTATTGCTATATTTCTTGATATACTTTTCTTCAATCATATTGATGTCTTTATCACCCATATCATTAGCAAAATCCATAGCATTAGTGTATTTACCAGAGGCAGCCCACATACTTGCGTTCCAATGTCTGAAAAAATAATTCTTGCGAAAAGGTAATTTTAGATTAAGTTTTTTGCATGATCTATTTAGTTCCTCTGTCATTCTTTTTAGATCGAAGAACCTACCAACAGAATTCAAAAACAAAAATTCCTGGTTATCAGGCAAAGATTTAATCCATTCTGATAGCTGATCTTTTAGATCAGAACTTATAACAATAGACCTATAACCTTTGTCAGTTTTAGGTGCTTTCAAATATTTATAATTATCAACTGCATGAAAAATCTTAAACATAGGTATGTTTTTCTTGAAGTTAAAACTTGACCTTTGTGCTGCTCTAGCCTCACTTGGTCTGCAAGAGGTTTCTGCCATTAGCTTAAACATTAACCTAATTTCAATAGAATCTACATTATCTATGATTGTTTTAATCCTGTTAAAATCCCATTCTTCTAGCCAATCTGCTGATAAATCTTGACCTAATGGTACATATTTCATGTCAGCTTTGTCTTGATCTGAGAAGTAATTACCAGTTTTAAACACATTAGATTTAAAAGGTTTTCCAGATCCTACATGATAGTTGTAAATCCTAGCAAAAGTATCAAAGATTTTCTTACGATAGTTCATCTTTGCAAAGCCAGATATGAGCTTATGATCTTCATACTTTGGCTTTAGTTTTATAACAAACTTACCTACATAATCCTCATCAATATTTCTAAGGTCTATATTACCACAAATATTATAGATGTTTTTGTAATGGCTTTCATACTCATTTAAAGTAGTTTGGCTAAACTTACTTTTCTTTTCATACATTCTACCCTTAGACTCCTTATAATATGCCTCCCAAGTATCTTGTAATGGTAAAGGTATTTCACTTCTTACATTATCTAATTTAAATAATATCTTTTCAGCTTCTGTTTCTAGCCACTTTTTATTAGGCGATTGTATGTACTTTTTCTTGCCATTTTCATTGTAGAAAAATCTATATGATGCTCCTTTTCTACCATCTTTGTTGATCCATGTTCTTTTCTTTAGTTTTATTTTATTCATATTTTCTCACTTTCTTTGGTGTTAAGTAGATTAACAATAAGTTATAAGAATTGCAAGAATATAAAAAGGTGTTTGATAAAGAAATGTATGACGATTTTGTATTCTCTTTGTATTCCCTCACAAATAGAACCCAAAAAAATCCCCATAAAACGAATAGTACAGACACAAAAAAAGAGCCGAAAAAAATCTTGCGATTTAATTCGGCTATATATATAAGGTTTTTCGTTATGCCCTTGTAGCTCAGTTGGTAGAGCAATTGATTTGTAATCAATAGGATTGTCTTATTTTCTTTATCAAATTTATACTTTTGTATTCCTACTGTATTCTTAGACATTAAGAATACGATAACTATTTGGAAACAGAATACAAGAGAATTATTTTCCCTCCCACATAGCGAAAGCTACCCCTCTGATAACATCAGACTTGCAATTGATACTTGCACCAAATCGGTTATGATCTAGCAGTCTTTGCTGATCTCTTAATAGCTGCTTTAGTTACGAAACCTTTTTTACCTTTTTTGATAGGTTTCTTTCCAGCTTTTCTTCTTTTATTTGCGTAATAATAAAGTCCTTTTTTTGCAACTTTGCCTGACTTAGTTTTGTGATAACCTTTTTTCATTGTTTTCCTTTTCTATTAGTTTCTTATAATCGTCTTTTCGCATACATTCATAGTGAGCTTTCTCACCACCATGAAAAGCAACAAAAGATTCTGCATTAGTCATTTCTTTTTGGCAGTATCTACACTTGCCAATATTGATTAAAATTATGCTTGGTTTCTTCCAAAGTTTCTTAGCCACTAACAAGCCCACTTTCTGAGTGCTTTGTTAATTCTACTGTTAGGATCTCTAGCTGTTTTTTTAGAAGTTAATTTCTTCTTCATGCCTTTCATTCTTGCACAAAAAGACTTTCTTCTTTTGCTAGTCTTAGATTTGGTAGGAGCTTTTAAGTTTCCTCCTGTGGCTCTATTGTAGGATTTTCGACCTTTAGCATTGAGTCCACCAGATTTAGATTTACCAGCTTTTCTTTGCCATGCTGCTGTTTTTGCCATTATACTTTAACCTTTTCTTTAATATCTTCAGTACACAAAAATTTTATGTAAATTTTATTGTCATTAACTTTTAGATGACCAAGTTCTTCTAGTTTTAAAATAGACTCTTGATTACCAGCTAACATACAAGAATAACCATCAGAGAATAAATCAGGGTATCTGTAAGGAGGTAAGCAAGTGTTTGCCACAGCAGAACACATAATTAAATGAAGAACATAGTTCATTTATTTTTTCTTTCTGTCTAAGACAGATTTTGTAACTCTACTTCCAAAACTTGCTGTAAATACAATAATTACTAAGTACCAAACTGAGTCAGGTAGGTCATTTATCAATGAAACCCATTCTCTAAAATTTTCTCTAGTAGATGGAAACCAACCAGTTGTAAGCATACCAATTAGCCAGAGCATTAATATCTCATCCTTGTATGATTGATCTTGGCTTTTAATTCTTGTTACATCTACATCTTTTGCAGCTTCTATTTCTGCTGCTCTTATAATTTTAGTTTTTTCTGCCTTGTGCTTAAAATGATCTGTTGCTTTATTAATAACCATTTTAGTTAATGGATTTTTTAATATGCTTAAAAATTGAATCATGATTGCACCTTTCCATCTTTCCACTTCATGTCAGGCAAATCATTAGAATATTTTTTGCCATCATAAGTTAAGACTTGTTTTCTGTTTGACCCTTTTTCATTGTAAGAAACATGAACCCAACCCCCACTAGGATTATCAGGATCATAAAATTCCAAGATTAGTTGGTCAAAGTCCACATTGTTTTGTAACCAATAAGCTATTTGAATATTTGGTATTCCAGGTATTTCAAAATCAACTGCTTGACCTTTGGCATGTTGGCTAGTTTTCTTAGAACCTATAGCTTCGCAAAGTTCTTCAGACCTATAACCAGAGGTTATAATCAAAGGTTTGTCAAACTTAGCTCTTACAGGCTCAAGTATTTCATAACAGACATTTTCTAAATTTTTAATATCACCAGATCCAGGCTCATTACTGATGCCTTTTCTAGTAGCAGTCATAGACTTAGTAAATTCTTCTAGTTTAAAATGTTTAGAGAGTTGCATAATCTTAACTAACAAGCACAGGCATCACAAATACAGACATCCCCATCATAGTGATGTAAATGAAATTCTGCTTTACAATGACAGTTACAATGACAGTCTTTACATTTCCTTTTTTTTTGGGTTTTTTTTTTAGGCTTTGGAAACATTATTTTATCTATGTGATTTGCAAATAAATCTAAGTAACCAAATAATTTGTAAATAATTTTATCTATCATTTTATTCTAAAATAAGTTTTTTGATTGAGTATGAGCCATCAATGTTTTTCTCTAGCTCTGCTTTTGATTTAATACATCTGTATTCAACATTATTTCCAGTATTACTTCTATTTGCTTTTCGCTTACCAGCTAGGCAAGTGCTTAAATCTGGTTGTAATCTTGCTTCATTAATTTCATTATTAACTAGCATTAATAAAGCTATAACCATCTGTTCCATTAATGACCTCCATTGGCTCTAACTTTATCTTTTATGATTTCTAGTTGTTCTTTAATTTTTTCTATGTCTGACATGGCATACTTGATATTGACATTATTGTTTCTCATTAGTTCCATTTCTTTTTGTATAGACTCCACTTGAGATGCGATATGCTCCAAGAGCATAAATTGTTCTTGGTCAGTAGGTAATTGTTCTGACTTTTTAAGTAAATCAGCTTGAAATAACTCTCTACTTGTTTCAAGTGAGCCAATGCGATTTTCTAACTCAAAAAAACTGACAGTTGCTATAACTGCACCAGCTACAATCATTAAAAGATTCTTTGCTGGTAACTGTATTCCTGTATCTTCAGATAGTTTTAAATTTTTCATTAATAATTAGTTGGGTTGCCAAATATTGCTAGTAAAACAAAAAGAATTATTAGCACCCCTGTAAAGTAGTAATTCATAGTCAAGCTCCATATTAATTTCCATGATCTACCATGAGTAATTCAATACCCATTTGTTTTTGTAATTTTGTTCTTGATCTGCCAATTCTTTGAATTGTGCCATCCTTATTTCTTTTAGTTCTGTATGTGTTTGTTTTCACATCTATCAATCTAATAGTTTGTCCATCATGGCTTACTGCCACTAAATCAAATGGACATTGTGGATCACAACTTTTGCTTATGTACCAACCAGCTTTAGTTAAATTAACTATCTCTTGGTACTCTCCAATTGTGCCTTTGATATGTGTGTTTAACTTACTAGGTTTCCCACAAGACTTAACAGACTGCTTAGACTTATTGTTAGTATCACCCATGCGATCTTCTTTATGTTTTTAATTTCCAAATCCAAATGATGAAGATGGTTGTTAGTGATAGTGTCTATTTTTTGATGAATAAGTTTTGTTTCGCCTTGTAACTTAATAATATCTTGCTGATTTTTTTGAGATTGAGTAGTCATAATTATTAATTATTTCTAGCATCACCAAAAAATGTATCGCTTAATCCAGAAAATATTTTTATGTTTTCAGGATTAGACTCATCTATGAAAATGCTGCCTCCTAATTTAGATAGTATTGCTACTGTTCTAGTTGTATTTGGTTTTAGTTTTCTTAATTCAATAAGTTCTTTTAAACTTTGTGGATCAAGCAAGGCATTTGCCATAATTCTTTCAGCAGCTCTTTTATAAATTCTTCTACCAGCAGTAAATAATCTTCCAGCTAAAGTAAATTGACCTAACCTTGCTCTTATTAAATCACTAAATGCTGATCCAATAATACCCTCACTTCTTGCTGGTGCTTTTCTTGCTTCTATTTTTAATGCTTGATTTAATAAATCTAAGTTTTTAATAAAATCTGCATCAAATATTTCTCTTAAAGCAACTCTATAACCTCTTTCACCACCAGCACCATTTAAATAATTATTAAATGATCTTGGATCTATAACTCTCATACCTAAATTATTATCTATTTTTTTAACTCTTTCATTAATGTCTGTTAAAACACTTCTTTGAAATGCTTTATAAACTTCTGGATCTTTAGATAATATTTTTTTAAGTTCTAAAATTTCACCAATTTTATTAGGTTTGTAAATTTTATTAACTAATTCACCAGCAGATATTTTTTCTAATTGTCCTGAAAAAGTATTAGCAAGAGCTTTTGTAGTATCTTTTCTTAACTCAATAGTATCATCTAATATTTTTTGAAAACCACCAAGTTGTTTTATTTGATTATATTCGCTTTTAGATAAAAATTTTTTTAATGGTGCATCATAATCTTTTAAAAATTTTTCATGTGCAACCCTATTAATTTTATCGTTTTTAAAAACTTGTCTTTTATATTCACTATTAATAGATGCTTTGTAAGCAGTCATAGCATCAGGATAATCTTTAATTACATTATAAAGTTCATCTGCATATTTTTCTGATTTTAAACCTTTTTTAAAACTTAACTCAAATAAATCTTCAGCTCCAAATTCAAGGTTTCCATTTCTTTTTAATGTTATTTTAGGAATTAAATCATCATTTAATTTCTTTTTATTTTCTCTAACTAAAGCATTAAAATTATCAAATTCATCAATGTAACTTGGAGGAGCATCATTTCTTAATTGTTTCTCTAAAGTTTTCTGTAAAAATTTTAATGAACCTATATCTGGTGTTTCACCAGTAACCGATCCTGTTGATGCGTTTCTTATATCTGATTTTAATTTACTTAAAGTATTTCTAACAGTTGTAATAGGTATCTTTGCAGAACCATCTAATATACTTTTATATAATTTTTCATTTTGAAAAATTTTAGAAATTTTATTTACTTTTAATAAATTGTCTTTTTCTTTAGTTGATAATTTTTCTAATGAATCTTTAATAATATTAGATTCGATAACATCTACACCAGCAGCATTATCTAAGGCTTTTGATGCACTATCAACTCTAGCTTTATATGCGTCTGCAACATCTTCTATTGCAGATTTAATTGTTACACCAGTTTCTTTTAAACTTCCATCTGGTAATCTAATCATAGCTGAATCTAATACTTCTTCTGCTTCAGCTTGTTTTTGTATTAATTCTTTTATTATTGGTTGATTTCTTTTTTCTGCAACTTCTTTAATTAATTGACCAGTTTCAAAATCAGAAAGACCTCTGCCATTTGTATTAAAACCAGATTTTAAAAAACTAAAATATTTATTTAATGCAGTTGCATTTTCTACATTCATAGTTTTAAAATCATTCATGTAGCCAAGTTTATTTTGATTTTCAAAGGCAGCTTGTGCAGCAAGTAAATCAGGATCATTTGATGCTTTTGCTAATGAAAATTTAAGTTCAGAATTTATTTTAGCAGTATCAAGTGTATCGTTAATTTGTTTTGCAACATCATCAGCTTTAACTATATCTTTTTCAACTCTAGCATCTGCTAAATCATTACCTTTAACAAATCTTCCATTAATTAAGTTATTAACACCTTTAATTAATTTAACAGCACCTACACCTAAAACTGCTGAACCAGCAGATACTCCAGTTGCTAAAAATGCTCTGTTTAACAAATCTTCATTTGATACATCATTATTGATATTGTAAAGTTTTTGTCCAAGTTTATATCTTCCATATTCTGCTATACCAGCAGTTACAGCACCAGCAGTAACACCAACTGGTAAATTACCACCTGAATAAACTGTTGCAAATGCAGTAGCAGCTATGTCTGGCAAGATGACCATAG